TCGGACCTCATCCTCTTCGTAAAGCTCCGACCATTCTGTCGGATTGATTCCAGATACCAAGAACTCTCTCTCCTCTGCACTCAGATAGGGCAGGGCATCTTGGATTAGCTTCCCGGCATCACGCCAGAGCAGGAAGTGATCCGTCATCATCTGGACGCTGTACTCCTCGCCAGTGATCTTACACTGCTTATAGACTTCGATGCCATCGCCACGCCTATCTAAAGATCTGATGTATAACCTGGGTGCCCAAGCATTAGGTGTGAAGCTAAACATGGTCATCACTCCTTATGGCATTGATGACGCCATGGCGCATGGATACTCGCAGGGTCGATATCCTACGATCCAGCCTGTCCATCATGTCACGGGTCTCATCCCATTCTATTGCCTGCGTGTGATCATCTGCCACTACCCGATTCAAGTAGCTATCGACAGTGATAGTATCGGGCAGGAAGTAACGTCCCATGTACGGCTCACGAGGAGTGAAGGTCAGGAAGCTAAGCTGACCATCTGCCTCTAACTGCAATTCGTTCGCCACATATCCATGTTGCACATAAGAACCAATCATTTGCTACTCCTTGTGGAGTGATTTGATGCATGAACTAAGGGCTATTTCGGAGGAAAGATCAATGAAGAACCCCCAGTTACCCCCACCCACCCTCTAACGAGCACCGTCACCGGCGACCCCTAATCAGTGTTTTGCTCACTATACCGGCGATTTTTCAAAAAAAAACAGCCTGGGACTCAAGGCCAGGCTGGGTAGTATTATCTAGTACTGACTTAGTACTTACTTCTCTGTACTATCTATTTTTTTGTTTGTACTCATTTAGTAGTCACTGTCTATCTAGATAATCTATATTATCTAACATTGTCAATACATCAGAAATTCTTTTTATTAAAGAGTGTCTTTATCAGATCTGGATTCCGTGCTGGACGAAGCTGTTCGTTCCTATGTAATCGCTAAAAAGCGATGTATTATTCAGCGCAATCCATTATCGGGAATAAGTGCCCAGTCTCTGGTGAACGAGTATCCTGATTACTATGTGTATTGGGGCACCCCAAAAAAAATCAAATTCGTAGGCAGGTGTGCGGGAGATGTTCTGGAGGACTATCTTAAAAAGCTGGGTTACCCAAGAGGCAGTGATCAGTGGTTCAGCCTAGCTCACATTGTTATCGAAAGGGGGGAGTATGAAAGCCAGCCTGCCAGACAGGCTCTTGGAGATCGGAGTGGAGAGTGTCTTGACGATGGACGGTTATGACGATTGCATCCTTGGGGTTCTACAGCGTTATGGTATAGACGAACCCGTTCTTGTTTACGACAAGGAGAAGGTCTTGGAGAAAATCATGCGCTTGAGTGACTCCACTTATGATGAAGCGGAAGAATATTTCGAGTTCAATCAACTGGGGGCCTGGGTAGGAGAGGGCACCCCGGCCTTTCTAGTAAGGTTGCCGGAAGAATGAACGTGGAAGCCCTGGACACCCTACCTCTTTCCCAGCAGGAAGAGATTCTCAAGATCGTCAGGGAACTGGAGGAGTGTGAAAGCAGGGAATCGGCGCACGAAGACTTTCTGGAATTCGTAAAGCAGGTGTGGCCTGCGTTCATCGAAGGCAAGCATCACCGGGTCATGGCAGATGCCTTCAACAGAATAGCCGAAGGGGAATTGAAGAGGCTCATCATCAATATGCCCCCCCGTCATACCAAATCGGAGTTTGCGTCCCACTTGTTTCCTGCCTGGTACCTTGGAAAGTATCCCGACAGGAAGGTTATTCAGACTGCTCACACCGCAGAACTCGCAGTTGGGTTCGGTCGTAAGGTTCGTAACTTGGTAGGCTCCAAGGATTATGAAAAAATATTTTCTAATGTGGCCCTAAGTGCAGATTCCAAGGCGGCTGGTCGCTGGAATACAAATCAGCAGGGTGACTATTTCGCTATCGGGGTTGGTGGTGCGGTAACGGGTAAGGGTGCGGACATCCTGATTGTGGATGATCCCCATTCGGAGCAGGAAGCGGCAATGAATGATCCGTCCGTATATAATAAAACCTACGAATGGTACACCTCCGGCCCACGCCAGAGGCTACAGCCTGGTGGAGCGATCTGCCTGGTGATGACCCGTTGGTCCAAAAAGGATCTGACGGGCAGAATTATGAAGGCATCCATAGAAAGAGGTGGGTCTGACGAGTGGGAAGTTATCGAACTACCTGCTATCCTTCCTAGTGGAAAACCGATCTGGCCTGGATTCTGGCCTATTGAACAGCTTGAGTCCCTGAGAGCGGAACTACCTGTTGGAAAATGGAGTGCCCAGTATCAGCAAGACCCGACCTCCGAAGAAGGCGCGATCATCAAGCGGGAATGGTGGAAAGAGTGGAAAGAGAAAAAACCACCTACCTGCGACTTCATAATCCAGTCTTGGGACACGGCATTCCTAGCAAAAGAGACTGCCGACTACAGTGCTTGCACGACCTGGGGTGTTTTCTATAATGAGGACAAAGAAGCGAACATCATCCTGCTGGATGCGTTGCAGGAACGGCTGGAATTCCCCGACTTGAAGGCACGGGCGTATGAGATGTACAAGGAATACGAGCCGGATGCTTTCATCGTGGAAGCGAAGGCGGCGGGAAGTCCATTGATTTTCGAGTTGCGTAGGATCGGTATCCCGGTTGCAGAGTATACTCCTAGCAGGGGAAAGGATAAGATTGCCAGAGTGAACGCAGTGTCCGATCTTTTTCACAGCGGTCATGTATGGGCACCTAAAACCAGATGGGCGGAAGAAGTTATTGAAGAGTTCGCCGCATTCCCCACTGGGGATCACGACGATTTGGTTGACTCCTCGACTCAGGCATTGCTTAGATTTCGCCAGGGAGGATTCATAGATTTGAAAAGTGATGATCCCTGGGACGATTTTCTGCCGATGAGAAAAGCTGATTATTATTGACTCTGTGGTTGTTTATTTGCATTGTGACTTGTTGCAACAATGAAGAGGAATTTTAGATGGCGATAGATAAACCCCTGAATGGCCTTTTTAGTCAGGATGACTTCGGCATGGGACCGGAAGGACTCATGGTTGCTGAAGAGGAGGAGATTCCAGGGGACTCGCTGATTACCGAACTTGAAGATGGTGGCATTGAAATTGATTTCGATCCCACAGCCGATGTCGGTAGTATCGAAACGGAATTCGACAGCAACCTCGCAGACGTAATCGACGATAGTGAACTACGCACTATAGGAATTGATTTGATTGCGAAGTTCGATTCCGATAAAAACAGCAGATCCGATTGGGAGCAATCCTACGAGCAAGGTCTGGATCAGCTAGGGTTGGAGATCGAAGACCGCACTACGCCATGGGCGGGAGCCTGCGGCGTATTTCATCCCATGCTCTCCGAAGCGGTAGTCAGATTCCAGGCGCAGACGATTCAGGAAGTCATGCCAGCCAAGGGTCCGGTGAAAACCCAGATCTGGGGACTCGTCACGGACGAACGTGAAAAGCAGGCGAAGCGTGTTCAGGACTACATGAACTACCAGCTTTTAGAAGTGATGACGGAATACAGGTCTGAGACGGAAAAACTGCTGTTCAGTCTTCCGCTTGCCGGATCGGCGTTCCGCAAGATCTACTTTGACCCTTCGCTGGGCAGACCAACTTCGATGTTCGTGCCTGCGGAAGATTTTGTCGTAGCGTATAATGAATCTGAGTTACAACAGGCGGAACGATATACCCATGTAATGAACCGGAGCACGAACCAGATAAGAAAACTTCAGGTCAGTGGCTTCTACAAAGATATTGAACTGACGCCATCGTACATTGAAGACAATCCGGTTACCGATAAGTATCAGAATATTGGTGGAGTGAAGCCTTCGTATGACAAGGAAGAGAGACATCAACTTCTCGAAATGCATGTCGATTTCGACCTGCCGGGATTCGAGGACGCCGATGGAGTCGCGCTTCCATATGTCATTACTATCGACAAGGGTAGTTCGACGATTCTGTCAATCTACAGGAACTGGGCCGAAGACGATGAACACAAGGCAAAAAAACAGCACTTCGTCCATTACGGATACGTTCCTGGGATAGGCTTCTACAATCTGGGATTGATTCATATGATCGGCGGGTTGGCAAAATCCGCCACCAGCCTGCTCCGCCAACTTGTGGATGCAGGAACTCTCTCCAATTTGCCAGGAGGACTGAAGACTCGTGGACTCAGAATCAAAGGCGATGATACGCCTATCATGCCGGGAGAATTCAGAGACGTTGATGTGCCGGGAGGGGTCATTCGTGACAACATCACCTTCCTTCCTTATAAGGAACCTTCTTCGGTCCTTTACCAGTTACTGGGTAATATCGTGGAGGAAGGCCGACGCTTTGCGTCAATGGCTGATCTCAAGGTAGCAGACATGAATCAAGAGGCTCCGGTAGGAACCACTCTTGCAATCATGGAACGGGCAATGAAGGTGCAGTCTGCCATTCAAGCTAGAATACATGCCAGCCTGAAACAGGAATACAAGATTCTGGCGGAGATTATTCACGACTTTACGGACCCGGACTATCCATACGAAACGGATGCGGGAGAGGGAATTAAAACTGAAGACTTTGATGATCGTATTGATATTGTGCCTGTGTCGGACCCCAATGCGTCCACTATGGCACAACGGATCATGCAATACCAAGCCGCACTGCAACTAGCGGCGCAGGCACCAAACATGTACGACATGCCTCTTCTGCATAGGCAGATGATGGAATTGATCGGTATTCCAAATGCCGACAAGGTTGTTCCCGATACGGACGAGGTGCCTCCGAAAGATCCGGTCAGTGAAAATCAGGATATGCTTACCATGTCGCCTGTTAAGGCATACGAATATCAGGACCATGATGCCCATATGCGTGTTCACATGGTTCTCAAGAATGATCCGCAGATGGCGCAGGAAGTTCAGAACAGTCCTGCCGGGGGTGCTGTCATGGGTGCGCTCGACGCTCATATCCGTGAACATCTGGCGTTTGTCTTCCGCAGGCAGATAGAGGAAGAACTTGGTACTCCGCTACCGCCTGTGGATCAGCCGCTACCAGAAGATGTTGAAAAGAACCTGAGCACCTTGGTTGCCGATGCCGCTGATCAATTGATGGGCAAGAAGCAACAGCAACAGCAGGCTGAGATGCAGGCACAACAACAGCAAGATCCGATTATCCAGATGAGACAGCAGGAACTAGGTATTCAGGAATCTGAGGTTCAGCGCAAACAGCAGGCTGATCAGGCCAAACAGCAACTTGAACAGCAGAAGCTGGCGATGGATGCGGAACAACATGCGGCGGAACAGCAGATGGACGCCGCCGAACTCCACCTTGAGGTACAAGAGCTTGCAAGCAAGGAACGGGTGGCAACTGAGAAACTCAAGCTTGAAGAGCAGAAGCTGGCACTGGAGGCGGAAATTGAAGGGGCGAAGTTTGAGGGTAGTCAGGAGTTGGAGGGGATGAAGTTAGGCAAGGATATAGCAAAGGACGAAAAGGATAGAAATAGTGAGTGAAGATGTTTTAACGTTGCTTAGAAAAAAAATGAGAACTCAGATGAACGAACTCGCGGATCATCTTGCTATCGGGTCAGCCAAGGATATGGAGGACTATCGCAAGATTTGCGGGATCATCGAAGGACTTGCGTGGGCTGAACGTGAAATCATAGACATGGAAGATAAGTTAATAAACAGCTAATACTACTAACTGTACCATACTGTATAAATTTGATACCTGATGAACCGCCTTTAGGGCGCAACAATTTAACGAGAGGTCTTAGTGGCTACGCTCGCAACAGAAGTTATGGAACAAATGGTTGTTCCTGATGAGGAAACCAAAAATTTTGCATCACAGTTACCAGAGCCAAAAGGCTACAAACTGCTGATCGCATTACCCGAAGTTGATGAAGCCACCGATGGTGGTATCATCAAATCAGCCCAATCCCAGCACGAAGAGTCGATCTCTACGATAGTTGGCTGGGTTATGGCAATGGGGCCTGACGCCTATGCTAATTACAACCGATTCCCTAATGGACCGTACTGTCAGGTGGGCGATTGGGTTGTTTTTCGGGCATTTAGCGGTACTAGGCTTAAAATTCATGGTAAAGAATTCCGTTTAATCAACGATGACACTGTAGAGGCGGTCGTGGAAGACCCCAGAGGCGTGGAAAGGGCTTAAAATGGCTGATGAAACCGGAAGAATGAGCGAAGAAGACAAGTTCCTGGGTGTTAGAACTACAATTGAGCCGCCTTCGGATACTTCAACTTCCGCACAAGCTGATGAAGTTGATGTCGAAGTGGTAGATGACCGTCCAGCCATAGATCAGCGATCCGCATCTACCGCTACGTCCGAAGATGAAGACATAGCGACGGATGCAGAAATTGAGAGTTATGGAAAACGCGCCTATAAGCGCATGAAAAAGCTCAAATGGCAGTATCACGAAGAGCGCAGAGCCAAGGAGCAGTCGGATAGGCTTGCAAACGAAGCCGTTACTTATACAGGTACGCTTCAAACCGAAAATCAGAGACTTTTGAAACTTGTTCAGGATTCCCAGAAGGCTCTTACCGAACACAGTAGGTACGGTGCACAGATCGCGGTTCAAGCCGCACAGAAAAATTTGAAGGAAGCCCATGAATCGGGAGATGCGGAACAGATCGCGCAGTCACAGCAAGCTCTGACGCAGGCACAGCTTGCCCAAGCTTCCGCTCCCGCCGTTTCCCAGAGGATCATAGAGAATTGGAAGCAGAATGTGTTGGCTGAACAACGTCAGCAGGCACAACAACAACCTGCTTTGGCACCACAGGTTACGGAGCCTGATCCAGAGGCTCAGGAATGGCAGGAAAAGAACCCCTGGTTTGGCCAAGATACGGAAATGACAAGCTTCGCCTACGGGGTTCACGAGAGACTTGTTCGTGACGAGGGTGTTGACCCTGAATC